ATGAATGAAAATTATCGTTCTTTATTAGTAGCAGCTTTTCCATCCTCTGTTGTTCGAGCCTGGCAAATGCTACCTACATCAGAAAAACTTTCTCATTTTTTACTTGCAGATTTAATACTTTTAAATGTCACTTTATCTATGGAGGATAGAATAAAGTATTTGGAAATTCTTAAATATGAATGTCGCGATATATATGAAGATTCTGATTTAATACCGTTTATAAGAGACGAGATAAATAAGGAAATTAACTTATATTACGAATTTATAAAGTCTGGGCCACGGATTTTTTATAGTACAAGCAATTCAGAAATATGTTCCTCATCAATAGATAAAATTTTAAAAATTGCTCAAGAAAATAATCTTGATAGTTCAAATTTTATAATAAGAAGACATTATATAGACCCAAAAGAATATGAATACATCATTGAGGGCAATTATGATATGACAGGCAAATTATTATGGCTTGATAATGATCCATATGAAGAATATTTCGAATATTTTGATTTTAAAAATCAAATAAATTTACAAAACAGACTTCGCCATTGGCGGCAGCGATTGACAATTAATCATTTTTTTAATCCTGGAGATGCCGTTTTTAATATAAATACAAGAGAAACTGGTATTGTAAAAGGAAATTTTAAAACTGACTTAAAAGTATTAATTAATAATACTGAAAAATCAGAAAACACAGAAAACACAGAAAACACAGAAAACACAGGTTTTTGGTTCATTCCGTACGTTGAATATGATATTGGGGGGTAGAAATTATGCTTAATTTGAATTACAAAACATCAAAAGAATTCGCTGAAGAAGCAATGGGGTTTATATTAGAAAATATGGAAAATCCTCTTGGTATCTCAGGAATAAGGACTGGCTTTTCCGTATTAGATAGTGCTACAACAGGTTTGAAGCCTGGAAGTTTAACATCCATCTGTGCATATCAATTTGCTTATAGAGCTTTTGCGTTACAATTACTTTATAATATTGCAATAAGTAATATGGTTCCTTGTGGCTATTTTTCTGACACTGTCAGTTCAAAAATAGTAGGACTTCGTCTACTTGCTTTATCCTCTTGTAAATCCCCGTATAAACTTGCAAGAGGTATGATAAAAACTTATGAATTGGATCTTTTAAGGAAATCCTGCAATTTAATATCTGATGCTTCATTTGTTACTTCTATGTTTCATTCAAAGTCGTTCACAGAATTATGTAATGATATTCGTATTACAACTTCCCTGCAAAATCTAAAAGTAGTATTCATTGATAATCTAAATTCTATTCCTCTAGATTGTGAAATTGGTACAAAACGAGAACGACAACAAGTAATTGCAAAAAAGCTTAGGGCTTTAGCAATAGAATTAAATATTTCAATAATCTTATTCTATGTAGTTGATAATGCTGAAAAAGAAAAAAACTTAGAACAGAAATCTGAGTTTTTAAGACTTTATTCAAATACACAATTACTTTTACAAAGAACAGAAATAAATCCTGATGGAAAAATTGATAGGTTTGAAATTAAGGCTTTATGCGAAGACTCCTTCTATAGCAGACATCAACCATTGGTTTTCGATAAGAATGACTTTTCTTTTAGTGAGTCTATTGAGTAAATTTTATCCTTTCAATTTAGTTATTTATAACCGAAATATTTGACAACTGTTAATTTATAATATATATTGGTTATAGATAACCAGTTTTAAGGAGGTCATTATGAATAATAAAAAGAATGGCAGCAATGCTATAAAAGTTTATCTTACAACATTAAACTCTTTCACAATTTATTTGAACATTATGATGCTAGACCAATTTTGTTCTTCTGTTAACGAAAACTGGAAAGAATTGGAATTGTTAAAAGATGCCTATTTTAAGCTGGATGATGCATTAAAAGTTTCAGAAGAAGATGTAAATGACGAACGAACAATAAATAATATTGCTAAATCTGCAAAAGAATATCTAAAAGAATTAAAAAATTTTAAGAAACTTCCAGCAAATCAGGATGATAAAATCCAGAAACTTATTGATATGGGAATTAAAGAAGTTTCAAATATTGTTTCAAATGCTGCATAAATCTTAAGGGAGGTATAATAATGGGTAAAAATTATAAAATAACACTTAAAGTTATTAATCAAGAAATTGAAGTATGCCTCATTAAGCTTAAGCGTTTTATAGAAGCTTGTAATAAATCAAATAATATAGAAGATTTATTTACAGAAGTATCAAGCCAAATAGAAAATTACAAAAAACTTATTTCAGAATATAAGCTTCAGGATTTACCATTTATCGAAGAAATGAACAATGATAATCCAATTTCATACGCTGGCAAAGAAAATGCTGAGGCAGAAGAAAATTCCAGATTAGTAAAACTCTGTGCTGGAAAAGCAATTGATTCTGTTTATGCAATTAAAAATAGCGAAGTATGTAGTGAAAAAGAAGAAAAAATAAAACAGTTCTATTGGCTTCTTTATTATTTAAGATATCCACTTCAATTCAAGATATATGCCTTAGCGTCTCACGATTCTTATTTACCATATTCATTGGGTTTTCTTCTAAATAAAAAAATTAAGAAATGGCAGTCAAAATATGCATATAGAAGTCAGATAAAGGAAAATAATTGGAAATATCTCGGCTATGCAGAGAGTTTTGATGAAGCTTACCATTATGCAGAAAATAATGGTTTCTCCTGGGGCGGTGTTATCCATCTGTGTGCAGATCCACAAGATGAATGCACAAATAGTTTTGTAAAAATAGAAAATCCTTTCTTTACTGAATATTTTGATTCATATGCTAAAGGTCCTTTAGGACATATTTTTAATTTTCGTAAAAGAGAAACAACCTGCCTTTTCTGCAAAAAAGTGTTCACATATAACGGGCTTTCATGCGAACCAATCATCAACAGATGGAATGATATTTATTTTCAATATGCACAGTGCTGCAAACGCTGTTATAGAAAATATGTAAAACCTGCAAAGAAAGATAAGGCTGTTGCTCAGAAAATAAGAACTTTATTTAGACTGGATATCGAATAATTGAGGTGATAATTATGAATAAACTAATAAGGACGGAAGTCCTCACAGTTTATATTTCGCAATTTCTATTGCTTCTCGTAATTTCTTTTTGTAATTCTGTACCTTTATGGTCAAATACTGTTTTAATAACTGAAGCTAAATATATTCTAATATGTTTTGTTATTCTTACTTTGGTTTATTTTATAAACATCTGGTTTCTTTGTAAAAAGTTTCGGTGTTATTTTGCTCGTCTGCCATTTAAATATATGCATGCATCTTGGCCGGGAGTACATTATTCCTTAGATGTTAATTGTAAAAAAGGAAAATTTACTCAAAAAGAAACTGAAGCTTGCAAAGAAAGATTAAATGATTCTATGAACTGGCTAGATATGTATGACAAACTATCTTCACCTTTAATTATTACTGATATAATTTGTATTTTTGCTTCAATAACATTTATTTTAATAAAACAATTTAAAGAAAAGTGTTTTTATTTCAGTACATACTATGGTGTTGCAGTTTTTTTTGTTCTAATTCAAATCAGTTGTCTTTATATATCATCAAGGTTTTTATTTTATGCTGTAAAATCTTGGGTAAATAAAATGCAGGTTCAAAAATAATAGGATAAAACTATGGACTATAACAAATTAAGATTCGACAGCAGTTCATTTTCTCTTGATGTAATCCGGTCTCGTTTTGAAAAATTTATTATTTATGAATCTGATAGTAATAACTGGAAAAAACAATGGCTAATAATGAACAGTACAACTCTTAAAAATCTTCTATCTTATTCTGCAAAAGAAGTTTATGAAGAGTTATTCGAAGAATTAAATGGTGCTAATTTTGAAGGCGAAACCTTGTACTCTGTTCGTATTATTGATTCAAAAACTCTTAATACAATAGAAGAATATAGGGTCCCAAAGACTTCTGGCATTATATTTAAAAATACAATTATTAAATCATTATTTGAAACTTTCTTAGATATGGATGAAAAACTTAATGCATTATTTTTCCCATTTTTGCTTGTACCTGTAAATGGGCCATTACTTACAAATAACGAAAGTAATTCTATAAATGAGAACTATAAATCTTTTAAAACTATTGCAAAAAGATTTATAGCCTTGATTACAGAAATATATAAACAAAACTTCTTTACACTAGATAAAAATGTATTACACAAAATTAAAGAGAAATCTCGGTTCGCTGCAGAGACGTACTCTCTAAGTAAAATCGATACATTAAATAAAATCGAAGCTAAAAAAGTAACAGTTGCATTTCGTTTATATAATATGCTAATAGGAAAATTTATGACTGCTATTTTAGCGAATAGTAAACCTAAACAGGAGAATTGAGTTATGAAAGAATTAAACATTCCATTAGAAAAACTTATCGCCTCAAAAGATATTATTACTCAATGCAAAAAAGAAAATCGAATCTTTAGCCCTTTCGAACAGGCGGTACTCATATATCAAAACCCAAAACTTTCTAATGAGGAAAAGCTTTCTTTCTTAAATCAAATAGATGAAACTATAAAAGATGATGCTGCATACAATGAGTTTCATAACCAGCTTAAAGAATGTATTCGTACAAAAGATGCAAAAAAAGTTGAATGGTTTCATAAAGAGCATTTTACAAACGCATTTATTGAGGTTCCTTATCCATTCAGAAATGGTGATTTTGTACATACAATTGGGGACGACAAAATTGCAATTTTTGCAAGCTGTAAAAATGAAACAGATTATAAAAAAGGAATCAAATTCAGAAAGAATCTTATGAAAAAAGGCTTTTATCTTGATACAACAGATATTAGCTGCCGAGTCGAAGCTTTAGAACCATCCTATAACAACAAAAAACAATTATGTTTCCAACACTATCATCCAAGCCTTTTAACATTGGAATATGCAGAATTGAAAGAAGATGTTGAAAACTTCGAACTTCTAAAAGCCGCCCAAGCTTTGATGCAAGGTAAAGGCTCTTTAGAAGTATTTTGCAATTATCTTTTAAAATAAGGAGTTTGAAATGAAAAGAAACGCATTATATATTCACGGCTTTATGGGAAATCCAAAAGGCGGAACTTTTGAAACATTAAATAAAACTCTCAGGAACTGGAACATTCATTCAATTCCATTTCCACATTTGCATACTGATATTTCAAAAACACAGCAGCTTATTAAAGCATACTGCAAAGAAAATAATATAGAACTGTTAATCGGAGCTTCTCTAGGGGCTTTTTATGTTTTACAGTATGAAGATTTAATCGACAAACTTGTAATAAATCCCTGTCTGTATCCATCTATAGAAATTCCAAAATTAAAAGACAGAACAACTGGTAATCCAATCATTCTTTCAGAAGCTGTATTATCTGATTTCCGTAAAATGGAAAAATATGAATCGATTTCAGAAGAACAAAAACTCCATACCTTCGGTATTTTTGCTAGAGATGATGAATTATTTCATTTTAAAGATTCATTTGATAAATTGTTTTGTTACAAAGAATGCAAAATAACAAACAGTATTTTAATTAAGGGGCATCATAGTATCGAAGAAGAGTATTTAACAAGTGGCATACAACATGCAGAAAAGTACTTTGGAGAAAGAGTCCTGGTACATACTCAAGTCCATATTATTCACCAACTAATAAAATCAAAGAAAGAAATTGATGATGAAGCAAAAAGTTTTAATAGAGCATTAATAGATTTTACAGATAGAATTTGTGGTAACAAGATTTCACCAGAAAAATATTACTCCTTTTCAAAGATTCTAAAGGATGATTTTGATTCTTTTGCAATTATTGATGAATTTAACAGTATGGCTATAGTAGATTGTTTTAATACTATTAAGATTTGTCAAATAAAATTAAAATATAAAAATTATGTTATCAAAAAATTATCATATTATTCTGACTTTGAAGAACTCCTTAACCACTTTTATACAGTAATGGAAGACTTGTTTTATTATGAAATTTTTGGTTTCTTTTCAACAACAATTCATCCAGAAGACATCCCAGAATTAAAACTTCCTTGTAAAGTATTGTGTGGCTGTTCAACAAGTTGGGGAAAAGTTCCTTATCTCAAATTTGACAGCTGGGCCTGCGTTATTGCTTACGAAAATGTAATTCGTTTTTGTGATCCGAAAACTAAAGAGTATTTCAGTATGACAATTGATAGCATTCCTCGTATTTTAGAGGAGCGTAAAAAATGTTCTTTGTCTGATGAAGAAATTGAAACAATTAGGAAATTTGTAAGAATAAATAAAGGAATAATTTTACTTCATGCAGAAGGAATAATTGATTCACCAACATTTCATGCTGCACTTAAATTGAAAGTAAATCCAGATAGTCACATTCCAAAATATCGCATTGTTTATAGCTATAATCAATATAAATGGAATTCTAATACAGTTCTTCCTTCAAAAAAATACTACATTGATATGGATGATATGAGCTATGAAGAAGCTGTAAAAGATCTTGCTAAGCTTAAAGAGGAATTACAAGATTCATTTAATAATGATAAAGAAGATTGTGATATAAATGATTTCGAGATTCTCCGTCCTGACGAAGGAAAAAACTTCTGTTGCTTTTGCAATAAAGTTTTTGATGGAGATGGCAATTCTACCTGGCCAATCTATTATAAAGAAGCTGGCGAAATTCACAGGTGTTGTGATGAATGTAATGAAAAATACGTTATTGCAGCAAGAAAAGACAAAAGTCTCATTATGACTTTCCGCAAAGAGTTTGGAGTGGATTATTCAGAATATGAAAAATAAATCACCTTATACAATCATCCGTCCTAAAGACGTCCCAAAGTATAATCTTCCCTGTAATATTTACTGTACGTTTTCTGGTGATTTACAGAAACAAAAAACTATATTTTTCGAAAATCCATATGACAACACTCTTCTTGCTATGACGGTCACTGATGAGCCTGCTCTTGTTGAAAGTAGATACAAATGCAGCCTATCTAATGAAGAAATAGAAAAGATTAAAAGAGTATGTGAGTAAATAATCAATAAACAAAAAATAATATCTGAATCATATTGAAGATATTTTTTTTACATTGAAATTAATTTAGAAGTATTATGCATAACAAATAAAACGGGTTTATAATATATATACTAATAAAAAACATTAGGAGGATTTTATGGGTTATATTTGTAGGTGCTGTGGTCATAAATCAAGCTCTGCAACAAGAGGAAGTTGTTCAAAAAGCGAAACAGGTTCACATGATTATATGGAAGAATGTGATGATGGTTACATTTGTTCTGGCTGTGGACACAAATCAAGTTCTGCAACTGGCGGCAGCTGTAACAAAACAGCTTCTGGCTACCATTATTACATAGGCGAACATTCAGGTTCTTATGTGTGCCGTTATTGTGGTCATTCTTCAGGTTCCGCAACAGGTGGCTCTTGCCATAAAAGCCCGACCGGTTATCATTTCTATATGTAAAATCTATGGGAGTGTACTGTTGTATGCTCCCTTTAATTCATTTTTTTGGGAGTAAAAAAAAATATGGGTAAAACATGGGGTTTTATTAGAGAAACAACTGAGTTAGCAATAAAAGCAGGGAAAGATAAAGATACAGGTTTAATAAGGACAGGGTTAAATGAATATCTGGAAGTTATTTTTCCTAATACTCATGATTGGATTCATAATAAGTCCTTCGGTGAACATAATGGGCAAAAATACAGTATAAGACCTGATTATCGTAGTGAAAGCTTAAAATTAATTGTTGAATTTGATGGTCTCCCACATTATGAAAATCCAGATACTATAGAAAAAGATGAAAAGAATCAGAAAATCTATGAAAGTTGTGGTTATAAAGTTGTAAGAATCCCTTATTTTATTCAACTTTCAAATGACGTAGTTAAGCAATTATTTGGAGTTACAGTAAATGAACCTTTATTTGATGCTTCAATTCCTTCTTTAGGAATAAATGGTCGCCATTCACCAGCATATTTATGCCCTGCTGGTATAAGAAGAATGGCAAAAGAGTTCCTGAATTTTCCAGAGCAATATAAGGTAAATCTTAAAGCATTAAAAGATGCAAATATTCCGGCATTGTCAGGCGTTGAATATCTTGAAGAAGAAATAAATAAATTAAAGAAATAAAATTAGGGAATATAAAAATGATAAAAGACGAAGACAAAAATTTCTGTGAAAGACTTAAATATTATGTAGATGGAGAAGCTGATACTCTCTTTGAATATTTTATGCTTCTGGTTGTAATAATCAATACAGTTATTTTAGGATTAGAAACATCCCCATCAATTGAAGAAAAATATTCTCATTTATTATTCTGGTTAGACCAGATTTGTCTATATATTTTTGTTTTTGAACTTATTATAAAAGCTATTGCCTATAATCGTGAATTCTTTGGTGAAATTCGGACTGATGAAGATGGTGAAAAATTTTTCCATATGAACAAATGGAATATTTTTGATTTATTCATTGTATTAGTTTCAACAATAGGTTCTCTTCCATTTTTTGCTGTATTCCGAGTTTTCCGTGTTTTCAAATCAATTAAGTTCATAAAAGGCTTAAAATCTCTCCGAGTAATGAAAACCTTAAAACTCATAAACGGCATTACAAGTTTAAGAGTTATGGTAAAGGCAATTATAAAAGCCTTCCCGAGTGTACTATGGACCTTTTCGCTATTACTAATTTTTGCCTACGTTTATGCGATTATAGGCACAAGTATTTTTAGTATCGATTTTCCAGATTATTTTGGCAGTCTCAAACTTGCTTTCTTTTCTCTCTTTGGTTTAACAAGTATTAATTCATCCGTGATTATTGCCAGATTCTCCTGGGCATGGATTTATTTTGTATCATACAATTTCTTTGAAGCTTCAATTATTATGAACGTTATCGTCGGAGTAATCGTAGATGCTGTAAATGACAGCCGCAAAGAAATTGATGAAGATTCAGATGAAAAATCTGAAGTAACTCTGGAAACCCTGGCTAAACAGATTGAAGAAATTAATGAAAAAATTGATAAAAAATTTTAAAAATATAATAATAAGTAAAAGACAGTTACAATTAGATTGTAAATAAGAGGAAGTAATGAAATCAGCAGAAGAATTTATTAAATTTGCAAAGACATTAAAAGGTGATGAAAAAGGTGAAGCTCAAACTTTTCTTAATCATTTTTTTCAAATATTTGGTTATGAGGATGTCGTTACCGCTGGAGGTACTTTTGAATCAAGAATAAAATTTTCTGATGATACAACTAAATTCGCTGATTGTCTTTTCGCGCCATTAGGACAACCTGGTGTTTTAATAGAAATGAAAAAACGAGCAGAAAAAAATCTTGAAAAGCATTTTGAGCAAGTAAAAAATTACTGGATTGAAATGAATCCTTCTGTTGTTATTGGCCCAAAGGCCCAAAAACCTCGTTATATAATTCTTTGTAATTTTGATGTATTTATTATTTATGATTATCTTTCTTTAGCAGATATAATTTCTATAGATGATTTAAAATCACGTAAATCAGCTTTCAATTTTATGTATCCAGATGGCAGAGAACCTAATTTCCATAACAATATTGAAAAGATTTCTAAAGATGTTGCAAGAACAATTGGTGAGATATATAAATACGAAGTTTTTGATAAAAAAGAACCCCCTTTAAAAGTTCAAAGGTTTTTACTTCAATGTGTTCTATCTATGTTTAGTGAAGATTTTGGACTTTTACCAAATGGCTTATTCACAACTTTAGTAAAGAATTGTGTATCAGGAAAAGAAAATACATATGATGAACTTGGTGGTCTGTTTAGACAGATGTCAAGTAAAACACAAGCAGAAGGCGGAAAATATAAAAATGTTCCGTATTTTAATGGTGGCCTTTTTAAGAAAGTTGAGCCCCTTCAACTGGATTTCACTAGCTTACGGTTACTCGAAAAGGCATGTGAAGTAGATTGGACTTCTGTAAACCCTGCAATTTTTGGTTCTTTATTTGAAGGTACAATGAATGCTGCACAAAGACATGAATATGGAGCACATTTTACAAGCGAGCTTGATATTCAAAAGATAGTTAATCCTTGTATTGTTAGACCATGGAAAGAAAAACTTGAAAAAGCAAAAACTGTCGAAGCTTTGGATAAGTTAATCAAGGAATTAAAAACTTATAAAGTTTTGGATCCGGCTTGTGGTAGTGGTAATTTTTTATTTGTTGCGTATCTTGCATTAAAGCAAATAGAACTTGATATTTTAGATAAAATCTCTGAACTGTTAGTTAAAAAGAATTCAAAAAAATCCATTCTTAAGCTTTATCCTTTTAGTGTTATTTCAACAACACAATTTTTTGGTATAGAGATTCAACCTGTAGCAGTAGAGCTTGCTAAAGTAACTATGATGCTTGCAAAAGAAATCGGGGCAGATAAATGGCATAAACATTGGTATGGTGACACTTTATTTGAAATAGATTCCAGTCTTCCGCTGGATAATATGGATAATAATATTCTTTGTCAGGATGCTTTATTGACAGATTGGCCTGAATTCGATGTAGTAATTGGAAATCCACCTTATCAGAGCAAAAATAAAATGAAAGCTGAAATGGACAATGCATACATAGAAGAAGTCCGTCAAAACTTTCCTGATGTTCCGAGAAGAGCAGATTATTGTGTTTTTTGGTTCAGAAAAGCACATGAACTGATGAAAAAGGGACAACGCGCAGGTTTAGTTGGAACAAATACTATAAGACAAAATGATTCTCGAGTTGGTGGTCTTGATTATATTGTTGATAACGGTGGCACTATTTTTGACGCAGTTAGTACTCAAGTCTGGTCAGGTGATGCTGTTGTTCATGTATCAATAGTTAACTGGATTAAAGATAACTATAAAGGAAATAAAACCCTTACTACACAAAAAGGTGATTCTAAAGATTCTCCTTTTGAACATGAAAATCCTACAAATATTAGTTCTGCCTTAAAATCTAGTTGTGATGTAAAGACTGCATTTGCGTTAAAAACAAATCAATCTGAGGGTTTTTGTTATCAAGGTCAGACACATGGTAATGAATTTTTCCTTATCAAAGATTTAGATAAAGCAAAAGAATTACTGGATAAAAATCCTAAGAATAAAGAAGTTCTGTTTCCATTTTTAATAGGCGACAGACTTGTTGGTGCAAAAAAATCTCAACCGGATAGATATGTAATAGATTTTAGAAAGCAAGATATTTTTGCAGCATCCACATTTAAAGAGCTTTTCACAATTATTGAAGAAAAGGTAAAGCCAGAAAAAAATGCGAAAGCCGAAGAAGAAAAAAGAAAAAATGAAGAGACGTTAAAGAAAAATCCTAATGCAAAAGTAAACCATGATCATGAAAATGCATATAAATCTTGGTGGCAATTTTTCAGACCTAGAAATGAAGTGATGAATATTCTTGAAAGTAAAAAACGTTATATTGTTTGTTCTCGTGTAACGAAAAGACCTATCTTTGAGTTTATTTCATCTGAGATACATCCAAATGATGCGTTAGTAGTTTTTCCATTAGAAGATGATTATTCTTTTGGTATTTTTTCTTCCACTATACACTGGCTTTGGTTTAATGCGAGATGTTCATCTCTGAAAGGAGATCCTCGTTATACATCTGATACAGTTTTTGATTCATTTCCTTGGCCTCAAAATCCCAAAGAAAAAGATATAAGACAAATTGCAAAACTTTCTTGTGAATTAAGAATCAAGCGAAATGAAATCATGGAAAAAAATAATTTTTCACTTCGAGATTTGTATAAACTTATAGAATCTACCCCAAATAATCCTGTTTCTGAAATTCAGAATAAATTAGATAATGCTGTAAAATTAGCTTACGGAATAAAAGATGATGATGATATTCTTGAATTTCTGTTAAATCTAAATTATGAATGTCATAAGAAAGAGGAATCTGGTAAAAATATAACTCCACCTGGTTTACCGTCAATTATAAAAAATGTTTCAGAGTATATTTCTGATGATTGTGTAAGACTGGAGACATAAGTCATAAAATAACTTAAATTAAGTGTTGTTTTTAGGGTATAAAATATTTTAATTTTATACCCTAATTCTAACATCTCCATTCCTCCCTCAGCACAAGGCCCACCCATACTCGCTGACTGTTCGTTACCATTCTCTTAAAACCTTTTTCCTGCATACGCATACTAAGCCACTTCTGACTGTTTGCCCGCTCATTGTTCTTCGTACACCATTTCAAATATGTATTATATAGAAGAGTATTGTTAAGCCGCCATTTCATGCTTGCGTCAATTTCAAGACAGTCAGCAACAAATGTTCCCACACTATCCATATCAAATCTGTATTCAGCATTAGCATCCCTTACGGCTGCCGGTTCTTCGCTGAGTCCTTCTTTTTTCCACAACTCATAGCCCTTAATAAGCCAGTTCAAAATACCGGAATTTTCCGCCATAAGTTTTTCACAAAGCTTCTTATCTCGTCTTTCAGGTGGAATTGTTACAGTAAAAGGAATCATTTTAATTCGTCGCCAAATACCATTGTCCGCACCTTTAATGCGTGGCTTATGGTTTGTTGCCATAAAGATTTTGAAAGTCGGTGTAAAGCTGAAAAACTCCCCGTACAAAAATCGTGCCGTAATGGCATCTTCACCGGTAATCTGTTTGATAAGACTTTCGCTCAAAGGTTTTCCCTGTTCAGCTTCACTTGTTGTAACAAGTCTTGCTCCCTTTAGTCTTGCCAGGTCGTTACTCTGTTCAGAAGTCTTTTTCATAAAAGTTTCTGTACCTGTCGAACATGCATAATCACCAAAGAGGTTTTGCAAAACATTGAGAAATGTAGATTTGCCGTTTGCACCGGTTCCCCATAGAATAAAAAGACACTGTTCGCTCACATCACCGCTAAGAGAGTAGCCCATGGCCTTCTGCACAAAGTGAATCAGATCCATATCGTTATTAAAAATCTGCATTAAAAACATATCCCAGGTCGGGCACTTTGCTTCGCGGTCATAAATAAATTTACTTTTCTTACTGATTAAATGAGACGGCTGAGGCTTCATACCTTTTCCTTCAGCAAGATTTAATGTTGTACCTTCAACGTTGAATATATAATTATCACGGTCCATCATATCACTGCTGACTTTAATATCCCGGCTCATCTTCAAAAGACCAATCAATGCAATAATCCTTCTGTAGCTTTCACTTTTCAAAAGGTGCTTTTCAAAGGCTGCCTGCAAATTCCTGTCAGTAATAAAACGTAAGCCTCGGTACATCTGATGTACAAAGTCTACACAGTCTTCTTCAACGCGTCCCATATTATCAACTTCCCAACAGGTACCGTTCCAGATAAGAAACTTATTCAGCGTATTACAGTAGCGGATTCTATCTCCAAAGGCCTTAAGAAAATAATCGCGGTTTGTAATGTCAGTAAACTGTTTTTCGCCTTCAACAAACTTGTTAGCCCTCAAATCCCGGCTCAGTTCTTCAATGGCTCTTCTTACGTGTGGTTCTAGTGGCGGGTCGTTTCTTTTCTTTTTCATTTTTAATTCCTATTCAATTTTTTCGTGTTCTTTTAAGACGTCGTAATACTTAATAAGGCGCAGCTGCAAAGCCTCAAAACTGTCAGCAATTCCGCCACAGTTCATTACAATGCTTTCCACAATCTCATTCTTTTTCTCGTATAAAAAAATAAGAGAATGTGGAAAGTCTTCATATTTCTCAAGCGTCCAGTAAGCAGTAAAGTTATCAGCTTTTTGGTTTGGCTTTACCGCATTTATCATTCTGATTTTTTTATAAAGCTCCACATCCTCATCAATCTCTTTTACAAAAGCCTTTGCCTCGCGGTAATACTCAATTGCTTCATAATCATCACTTGTCATAAGCTTCCTGCCTCGTGCACAAAAAATTTCACAGACTCGCCAAAAGTCATACTGTCATCATCAAAGAAAACTTCCGGCCACAAAATCCACCAGCCAGCCTGGTCAAAGTCATCTTGGCTCTGAACATCATAAAAAAGAACTCCGTTTTCATAGTCCTTAATTCCGGCTTCAAATTCAGTAAAACTACCATCTGGCTTAGCACATCGAAGTTTTGCATTTATACAGCCAGTAAGATTGCATTTTGTATTTACGATAACTCTGAGTTTTGTATTAGCTTTGTATATACGTTTCATATACGGCACTCCATTTCAATTTCTAAGGTAATAGGACAATAAAAAGTAACTACGTTATTTGCTTCTCTGATTTTCCCTCGCAACCAGTCCCAAAAGCTCATAATTGTTTTTACAGTTCTATAGAAAATGCGGCTGGCAAAAGGAAGAGCAATAAAGGAAATACTTTCTATATTATTTCTGTAACTTTCCCAGCTTCTTTTAACATTTTCCAAAAGCCTGGAATTGCTGTTATTAAGTCGTTTATAATGACAAATCCTGTTATGAATATCTGTTGTATTTGTTTCTGACTGGCAAAATCTCTTGTTACCTAAAACTCTTTTTAGTGCATCTTTAGTGTTTGCAGAACTTCCAGCCGTTACCTTGTAATCGAACTTTTCAAGCTCGAACTCATATTCTAGGTAAAAACAGGCATCGATTTTAGTTAAATACCATTTCTGTGTTCCTATAAAATTCGGATTAGTAAGTTCATTAACATTTGTTTCGAATGTCCAGGAGTGATTACTTGGAAAAACTTCTCCAATCTTTCGGCTTGTTCCTTTATATTGTGAAAAGGCAATTCCACAGTAAGCAGAATAAAAGCCGTAATAAATGCTTTCACCTTTTTTTAGTTTTCTTTTTAGTGTAAACTCTGTTCTTTTCCAGCCGTTTGCTGTTCCTTCTACAGCAACATAAGGATAAGTCTGGTTTAGTAATTCAAGGAGTTTCCCGTTTTGATCACAGTTAAACACAACTGGTATGTAGGTACTATATTCTATATCATAAGAATCTTCCCATCCGGGGCTTGTCGGTGCCAGATAATAAAAATTAAAAGATACACTTGTTGTTTTTGAGTTTTTAGCTACAGTATCAAAAAAGCCTAAACAGGAATGTTCAATAAAGACTTCGCAGTCGCATTCAACTTTATATTCATTCCCGTCGTCATCTTCCTCCCAATAAGCATACCAGTCTGGTGCATAACATGGTAAAGCAGGATTTTTATTATTCCCAAGAATACAGGTTCCCATTATCAGCTCCCGCAGACTGTAATCTGCCAGTCAATCTGAAGCGTATCAGAAGCCGTTACATTTACTGCCGGTGTAATTTGTGCATAAGCAAGACATTTCGCTGCAGAAGAATTTCCATTCATAAGAGCAACTTCATTAATGCCGTTTGAATTAAGAGAACCTGCCGCAAAGCTTGCTCTGTAAAGTACAACATTCTGTCCTTCGTTTCCAAATGCAGCCTTTGTCTTTGGAAATCCTGAATCAAGTTTCTTGTAGTCTCCTGTTTTAGTATTTACAGATGTGTTTGCTTTTGTACTGCTTCCAGTCCATCCGGTACCCACAACCATATAACCGTTAGTACCATCCACCTTGGTAATAGTAGGAGTTCCCAGCATCCAGTTTGCAATGAGCCCATCTCCCTGGGTTGTTATAGTGTTATGGTGCTTAAAGCTCATCTTCTTTGCTGGAAGTCCGAACATTTTTCTGAAGATGCCTCTTCTGTAACACTTAATGTTTCCTTTTTCGTCACGTACAGTAACGCTCACCATTCCTTTAATTCTTTTTTTATCTTTCATTATCTGATTACTCCGTTTACAATTCCAAATATCAAACTGCTGGTAACAACTCCAATCACCGTACCGGTCACAGTTCCATAAAAGAAGTTTTTCTTTTTACTGCTAATTTCCTTATTCAGCTTAAGGTTTTCAAACTTCAAATCTGCGTTTGCTTTCTCAAGCTGATTTATCATCTCTTCCTTATAAGCCATTTCACCTCCCACCTCTAAAAGGGCAGCCTTTACAGCTTCTTGTGCAGTTCTTTCAATTTCTTCTTCTGCAATCTCCATAATCTTTTCAATCCTTGCATCTGTTTCTGAATCGCTCTTTACCATCACAGATTGCGTCACACACTCCGCTGTAACTTTCTGCAAGCTTGCGAGCATCAGCACGCTCAATACGCATAAGAGCTTCTTCTCGTTTCTTTGCCGCAAGTTGGTTAATCCTTTCTGTTTCAAATAAATCAATCTCCTTTTCTTCACGTTTTTTCTCTGCAACAAGACTTCCTAAAAGAATTGCACTCAGAACAATTCCGGTAATTTCAAAGCATTTCTTTACAGTTTCCCATACCTTAGCCATATCTACCTCTGAAGAATCTTTTGAGCTTCGCGCCCCATAATTACAACCAGAGCAACTGTCAGCCATTCAGCACAGCCGATAAGGTTAAAGCACCTTAAAATAGTTGCAATTACAAACATTACAAACTTGAACGAAACAAGCTTTTCAATAAGTCTTTTGAATCTATAGCCAATCATCATCTCTCTCCATTTATTGCATTACAAATCTGTTCAAACTCATAGTCAGCTCCAAAAAGCTGGTTTCCTTCATCACTTGCTTTCTGAAGTGCCTCCCGGTTCAAACCTCTTACTACAACCGAATAATCCATAGCATTGTAAAAAGGCCTCATATCGCTTAGGCTTCTAAGAACTGAATGAGGCTCAACACAATTAAGCACAACATCAATTCCGCAAAGACCTGCAACGTGGGCGCATTCTCCTTCGCGGTAAAGACGGCCGTTCAGTTTCCTGTCATAGTTGGTAATAAAGAAAGCTGCCTTGATGTCATCCTTTTCAGGGTTCTTTACAGTGAAGAACTTCCTGTAAAGACTATCCGCAGTCACCCGGATGCTGCAGCCTGTAGCAAGCAGAAGTGCCAGGCATACTGAGCCCGAACAATCTGCTTCCAAAAGGTTTTCTTTACCGCTTGTGTATTTCAGAAACTGCATACGGCCAAGAAAATACTTGTACTTTTCGCTTTCGCTAAGCTTCTTTACAATTTCCTTTTCGCTTTCAAGCATCAGCCGGAACTGAACTTTTTCTTTTTCTCTCTCGTCCATCTAGTTTTTAACTCCCTTAATAAACAAAACAGCAAAATTAAAACAGGCAATTACACAGCCGATAATTCCTGTAATCTTCCCAAAGCGTCCGTTGTCAGCCTTAATGTGCTCTTCAAGTTTTCTTGCATTTGCACAGCTTCCCGGATTTACCTGACACATCAGCTGTCTTTTATCCAGCGCTTCAAGTTTCTTCTCAGCAGTCTTCTTAAACTCCTGCATTTCAGCCCTGAATGAACTAAGCTCTACTGTCAACTTGTTCATTGCATTTACTAAAACTTCATTCTCGTTAATAGTTTTTTCCTCCATTTTCTAAACCCTCTTAACCCAGATTTCCGAGCTAAAAGCCTCTTCTTTTTTGTATCTGAAAGTAAGCTCCTCAATTCTTACTTTCTTAATCTTTCCGTTTTTACTAAGCCTTATATCCATAAAAGCACCCACACGGGCGGCAATCATAGGTATATAGGTAGTAAGGTAGTAGCAGCCTTTTGTGTTTATGCAATCTGCTAAAAGGTCTTTAGCACGCCGCTGGCAGAATGGCTCGTTTTCAAAACTGTCATCACTCAGATATTTTGATGTAACGTTTCTTACAATCTGTCCGTGCTTTTCAATTTCAGAATCATCCTTTACAAAAACGCTGTAGTTGTTTTCGCTGATGATTGCGCGCCCAGAAATAGTAGCTTTCTTTAAGCCAATAAGCTGATTATTTCTACCAAGCTGAATGATTGCCCGGTCTTTATATTTCTTAGTGTCATACTGGATTACTACAGGCTTTTCGTTTCCTGTAACTTCCATATCATTTATAAAATCTTCTTCAGTGCTCAGCTGGTCTGCAAATACAACGTTTCTTGTTTTTCCGTCTATGTTCTTTGCAGTGTAAATAGCCTCATAGTCCTTATCCTTTACAATCTTTCTTGAATCATCAGAAAATGGATAATAGGCTTTCATTTCCTCGTCATACCACACAGGGCCATCTGAATAAGTCCACAGCTCCTGTTTTTCTGTCTGCACATAACGGGTATATTTAAGGCGTACATTGTTTGCATAAGATTCGTAGTTATTAAAAAATCTGTAATGGGTAATGTCTTTTTCAATCAAAAAGTAATCACTTTCTTCTATATAAATGTTCTCTATATCGTAAGGCGATTCAATAAAACTCAAAGTCAAATCTTTACCGCATTCCACAATTGCGTTGTATGCCTTAGCCAGTGCACAAAGTTCTTTCCAGGCAGAGCCTTCAACAAGAACATAAGGAACATCAAACGGAAGTTTTCCGCAGTTGATTTCATTTGTTTTAATTCCGCCACGTGCAGCAATACGATGTACCAGGGATTTTTCCGGCTGTGTCTTATCGCATACGTTACAATGAATAAGAGTCTCTGCCTCAGTCCAGTTTTTCTGAAGCTTGGCATCATCAAGTTTCTTACTCAAATCAATCAGGCGTACCTTAGTAGTTTTATTAAGGAATCCTGTTTCCTGATTTTGAAAGCCGTTATCATCTACAAAAAGGTGGAAGCGTAAAAAAGTGTTGTTGTTATCTCCAAAGCAATACCAGATTTGAACTCCAAGCCCAGTTGTAAGTTCTTCGTTTTTCTCAACGTCGTATTTACCGCTTTTGTTATCAAGAGTAAGTTCACCGCAGTTTACAATACCACCTTCAACGCTTTTGTAAGATGTTGCAACAAACTCAAGAATGTCAGCATTGTCTATAAATACATCACTGTCCTTTAATTCAAAAAGGACTCTAACATAAGGGCGGATATCTGTATTTCTTACTGCGCTTTCAACAGCCGGTGGCAATTCATAAAACTTCATTAAAGTACCACCGTTGTTTTTGTATTCTGGTTATGGATGTTCAGAACTACCACACCAGTAATGTTGTACTTCTGAAAGCAAAGCACAGTATCAGCGCAGTTAATGTCAGTCATATCTGCGACCGGTTCAAGGTCATAAATATCAAGACTGATTCCATCTTCTGCATCTATCTGAATCGTAAGCTTTTCAATCTTCTTCTGTGTCGGAAAGTGTTCCTTACTTAATGGAAAATGAAGAGTAATCTGAAACTTTGATTTTTCAGTAAAGCTGCCTGTTAATTCAAAAGCGTAAACAAGTGGAAGTGTCACTCTGTCAGCAATTACCTTGTGGCCGTCATAAGTGTAAATACGGGAAGGCTCCCATTTCATAGAGGGGGTAGTAATGTTCCAGTCAGTCACGTATGAATCATCATTGTTGTTTACATCAAGTTTCAGGTAGAAGGATTTTTTGTTTTCAGCACGAAGTTCAAAACTTTTAGTGCCAAGATTTTTATATATAAGCTTACTTGCCAATCTGTCAGCAAGCAGATCAAATCTTTCGTCAGGACAAAAAAGCAAAAGGAACAGAGGTAAAACAATCTGGTATTCAAGCATTGTGACAAAGCACCCTTGAATCGTCTTTCCAGAAATTACGAGTTTCTCTCTGTTCCTTTCACCAATAACGCCGGGAAGAGCGTAGCCTTTCGACGCGAGTCTTACAGTTTCCTCGCTGTATGGTAATGGATAATAGTAACCGTCTCTTGCCGCAGTCAGTGTGCAGCTCTTTCCCTGAATCGTCATGCCGTAATAATACGGCGTAAACCTATTAACCTTTGGGAGAAAAAGTCTAACCTTTAGGAGAAAAAGTCCAACCTTTGGGAAATAACTGCTAACTTTTGGGAGAAAAAGTTATCTGTTTCTATAGCTTAAATTAGTTTTGTATATATTTTTGATAACAATGATTGATTGCTTCAACATAAACTATAAAAGATGGATGGTCATAGTCGTTACGTTCCAGATACATATTCTTTAATTGAATGTATTTTTCTCTGACATTCTGCCAATAGCCCTCATTTTTTAATGCTTCAGCTTTTTCACATACATAGTGTGAAGAAGGTACCTCATTCCAATAGAATCTACTTATATTGAAAGCCTTTTCGTGGATTAACCTACAATAATTTCCATTTTTATTCTTGGCTAATATAGCAACATCAAAACTAAACTCAATTTTATTTGGGTCATTTTTAAAGAATAATCTGGCTGTCAAAACAGATTTTGAATCTTGTGCATCTCTAAAAAATGAATCACCAAGAAGTGTATTTAATTCAATTCGTATTGTATCTTTTAACCATTTCAAAGATTCTGTTGAATTTAGACTGTTATTCCCTGGGATAGAATAAATAACACAATTGTAATCTAAGTCATACGACTCTTGTTCATTTTGTGTTACAAGGTTTTTTGCTCCGCTTCCTATCAGATAAAAATCACAATCAATGCCGTATTTGTTTTGCAGAATATTCTTTAATTGGTTAAGAATATCAGAACAGTAATTTTTGTACGGCTTTACAGTTTTAGCATTTACAAATTTAAACATAAAAACTCCTTATATCCCCAAGCCGTCCATTTGAATAATTCAAATCGTTACAGTATAAGTTACTTTAACATCATTATCAACAAATACACTTGAAATAATTTTATTTGGATTAATACAAAAAAGCACTTATAATTACTTTTAGGAGATTTCTTTATGAAAAAAAGGTTATCAATTTTTCTAGTGTTATTTATACTTTGTTTTTCCCATCTTTTTGCAAATGACCCATTACCATATTACTCTCAAAATCCTAATGCCCGTTATCGTTTATTTCCAACTGTTAACACCTGGGTTTATCTAAAATTAGATACTATGACTGGGAAAATCTGGTGTGTACAATTTTCCATTGATGGCGAAGAACATCGTCATGAAAGTCCATTGAGTTTACTAGACATTACAACCACGTGTGAATTAGAAAGAAAAGTTGGGCGTTATACATTATATCCAACACGTAATTCTTTTAATTTTATTATGTTAGACCAAATTGATGGTGTTGCTTTTCAGGTCCAATGGAGTCTTGATGGAAAAAATGATTTTGTAATACCAATAAACTAAGTAAGAATAATTTATGATATTTATTCGAGGTAATAATGAGTAATTTTCGTGATATTATGAAAAGAGCTGATATGGCAAAAAAATTTTCAATCGAAGAACAGGATACGGTCTATTTTAATGATTTACTAAAAAAATACCCCTATGATGGCATGGTACATTTAAGATTGGGGGAAACTTATCAAGCTCTTAAAGATACTGAAAATGCAATAAAAGAAGTAAAACTTGCAAAATCATTATTGCCTATGCCACAATGGAAAAATTACGCAGATGTGGTTCTTAAAGAATTAGGAGGAATAGATGAGCCCCTCGAAAAAAAAGTCCAGCAGACCCCCGTAGAGTATCCGGGGTATAACGGCTTTCCATTCGAGGTAAGAAATAAAACAGAATTAAAAGATATGAATGATGATGAAGTAATATTTTAGAAATAAGTAAACATCTATTAATAGCTTTCTTTCAAAACTTCTTCATATCCCGCAGACTTCAAATCATCCAGCTGATGCCATTCAACATTACAAAAACGAGCAGTCTTACCAGCACCACGAATTAAATACATACAATTTTCAATGTTTTCAGCAAAAACAAACTTGTCCAGACTAAATGCATTTTTTACTTTAGTCGCAAGCAGCATTACAGTTCCCCGGATGTAAAATTCAACGGCAGTTCTTAAAGACATAGTTTCAAACAGTACACAGTTTTTATCACTCACAATAAAGTAGCACTTGTTGTACCAGTTAATCATTCTCTTTTCATCAGCAGAAGTTTTTACAGCATCATAAAAGCCAAGAATTTCACCACAGATGTAATCAATATCTTTCTTGCTGAAGTCCTTAAACTGGTATTCAGCCTGGTAAGCTTTACCAAGAAGATCAAGAATCTTTTTATAGTTCTTTGGGTTATTAACATCTTTTACAAGTCTTGCAAGTTTCTTATCGTAATTCATTTTAATTTCTCCTATGCCACAATTCTTAAGTAGATTGTGTTTTGTTTTTCTTTTCCTAAAGTAATCGAGTTCCAGGCATCCGCTTCAGCTTCATTAAGCATTTTTGAAACAGCTTCAACGTAACGCCAGAACTCAATAAGCTTGTTCCCATTATGAGGCTGTAACGTAAGCTTGAAACTTACTTCAAATACCGTGTTTTCAAGGATTCTGTCTTTTTCTTCATAATTGGCTTCTTCCATACAGAACAGAAAAGACGGCACTTTATTACAGTTATCCAAAAGGTTCTTGTTTTCAAAAGCTTTAAGGATAATTCCATCATTATGAGCTTCATTTATTTTGCGTATATATTCAGGAAGGCACTCAATGAACAGTTCTTGTAATTTGTTGAATATCGATTCAAAGGTCTGCATTAGAGCGATTTCCTTCTATATATATTGCATACAGATTTAATATCATCAGGCAAAACGAAATCCTCATTTTCCTGATTTCCCAATTTATTCAAAAAGTCATTCTTCTTAATGATGAATAACTTGATTATTGCTTCTTTAAGTTCAGCCGGAAAAGTTTCTGCAGTAAATCCGGCATTGTAATTTATAAATAAAACGTGAGCATCACATTTAGAAGTAAGCAAATGAATAACAGAAGGTTTATGGTCAACAACACAATAATCAACTTTTACTTTTGTATTCATATCTGTAATATCAGCAACCTCTGTAATAAAAGGCTGCTTCAAAAACACCTTAGAATCCCGGACAGTCTGCAATTCCTGATAGTTCTTTTCTTCGAAACAAAGCCCAGTATATTTTTCAATAAAGGCATAAGCAGAATCAAAAATCATTTCATCAATCATTCTGTCTGTGTCTCTTAATTCCAAAATCTGACTCAGCTGTTCAAAAGTAAAAAGTTTCAATCAATTTCTCCCTTCAAAGTAGGGGGCTGTTTCCAGCCCCCAGAAACATCCAAAAAAAAGGAACCTTTTTTTTAGAGCCCCTTAAGCACTCTTTGCAGTCTTCAAAATCTCAATATTCGCCTGTTCACGAGTTACTAAGAATCCGTCACGTTTTCGGAAACGCATAAACTGTTCGCCATATTCAAGACTTTCAGTTGTGTCATCAAAACGTTTAATTTCAATTCCTTTTCTGTCGCCGTGGATAATTCGTTTTGGATTCATAAAGATTGCAATTGGAGTATCAGCCTTAAGTTCAGAAAGCTGTGGAAGAAGACGACTTTCAATAACTTCGTAGCCGTCAATTCTTGAAGGCATTCCGTCTCCCGGCTTTCGCCAGATTGGGTTACCGTTTGCATCCTGGATGTTAGCAACATGGTTCAAAACAGTTTCATTCATAAACCATTTACAGTTTCTTCTTTCTTCTGCAGGGATTTTCAATTCTGCAGCGCGGAAATCCAGGTATGTAAGTTTACTTTCATCTGTAGATTTGATTGTGTGTACCTGTGCTTTTGCTGCATTAATTGCACCTGTAAAAGGATCATCATCTGCAATAAGACACTGACGGTCAAATTCAATGGCATAGGCTTCTGTCATATCTTTGATGAAAAGGTCTCCAATTTCGTAGTAGGTATCATCGCTGAATTCATCAAACCAAGAAACATAACCAGCCAGAGTATAAGCTTTGAGCTCAACTCTTGTAGGAACATTTGATTTTGTTGCTTCAATTTTCTGTCCGTAAGATGTAAGCCATTTTAGTTCAATTCCGCCTTTATCACGTTCATTCAGGTAAATGCTTGGTGATGTCATAAGGCGGTGTGTAACAAGATTCATCATTACAGACTTTTCTGCGGCTTCTTCCATAATGGCAGTTTCGTACATCGGATTGATAAGATACTGGTCATTGGTTGCCATATTTCCAAGAGGCTCGCCAAGAACTGACTTTGTAGGAACAAATCCTTTTTCTGCATTCCAGGTGAAGTCTTTCGGATTGTTCCATTTTTCATTACGCAAGTTTGGTGTGAATTGCAATTCGCCAAGAGTTCTATGGTCTTTGTTCCAGGCAGCATACAATGCTTTACCAAGATTAACTTTAATGTCTCTCATTGTAAGCTGTGTCATATTTGTAGCCTGGTTTTTCATAAGGCTTCTGAATTCTTTGATTGCATCTTTCATATCCTGCAATTCTGTAGTTGTTACGTTTCTTTCTTCGCTTACAGCTTTAAGCATTCCTTCAAGAATGTTGTCGCGTTCTGCAAAGTAATTTTTGAAATCTTGTTCTGTTGCGGCAGCTGTTGGCAACTGTTTTTTCATGTTGTCAATTTGGTGCTGCAAGTTTATAATTAATTCAGACAAGGCAAGCTCCTTTCTATTTTGTCTTGTTTATTCCCTAAGCGGAAAACCTCCCACATTTAGGTTTTCCGCATTTTTTTTGCACTTCTAAGCTCGTGCCAAGCCCAGCTTAAGCTTTTCAAAATAAGAAAGCTCTTCATCCTGAATAACTCTCTCTATCTGAAGCTTCTTTTGCGGCTGTGTAATGGCAAATGGATTTGCCGGTACACAACAGATAGAAAACTCCAATAATTCCTGCTGTCTGAAAATCAAATCACAGTCCTTATCTTTGTTTTCAAGGAACTCGACTTCTTTGGCTATGAATCCGACAGAACCACATCTAAGTACACCGGCTTTTACTCTCTGTCCTATACTCCAGCCAAACTCGTCGTATTCCTTATCATTAAAAACTACATCTCCCTCCAGTATTGTTTTTGTCTCTAAGTTTTTTGCATAGCCGATTGGTGGTATTGAATAATCATGGCTCCACAAAACGACCGGGTTATTCAAATAGTTTTTGAGGTTCCAGCCGTTTGGATCTACTTTCTCAAAATCACGGTCGGTATCAAAAGTGCTCATTACCCAATGGTAATTGTCCTTTTGTACGTCTATGCTTTTGAAAACTTCAATCTGCGGAGTAATAACTCCGCCTTTTGTGTTTTCCTTAAGGAACTTGTAAAAACAAAACTTGTTCGAAAGTTCCTTGTTTTCCACACCGTCAACTTTTACTAGCAAGTTCACCCCTTAATCATATTCTTGAAGCACTGTCGGTTCAGCTTTTCGTAATCGGTCGGCATTTTGTAGCCGATTTTGCGTTTCAATCTGTAGGTATGTAAAGAAACAGCTTTTGGTGACATTCCTGTCAGGAAGCTGATTTCCTTCTGTGACTTTCCCATACCCATATACATTCCGATTTCCATTTCTTTGGCGGTAACTTCGGTAAAACACTTTTTGTCAAAAATATAGTCGCCGTCGCTGATTGTATCCAGAATTTCATCCGGGTACTGTTTTAGTCCGGCAGAAATCTTTGATGCAAACTGCTTAAATACTTCTTTATTCTCAATGTCTGGAATAAAACCTCCCGTTCCAAGCTCATAAACTCTCAGTCCAAAATATAGTGAACCTTCTCCTTTTTCTACGAAGTAGGTGTTGATTGAACTGTTAATAGCTTTTAAACGTAATAGCTGGTAAGTAATTACATAGCCAAGAAAAAACTTGTCAAATATGATTGCTACGTTAGGTTCGTATTTAATCATTTCATAAAGTTCTGCGTCTGTTTTACAAACCAGGACCTGCTGATTGCCCTTATAGTTCTCCAATCCATTAAGGACGATTTCTCTCACTTCTTCGTCGCAACAGGCGACTATAATTTTTTTAATCACAGTTTTTTTCCTTTTGTTTTTAGATAAATTTTTTTGTCAGTTTTCGCAAACTAGAGAAGATTGTCTGTACCATTTATCGCCCCATGGTTTTTCCTTTTCACCTCTGGAACGAAGTACATCATTTATTGTTTTCAGGCCTGCATTAATCTCTGCTATGTCACGGTTGCTCTGTGCATCTTCGCTTTCCTGCAACTCCGGTATCATCTCAAGATTGAACGAGCCGGTAAACTCTAAATTAAACCTTCTATAAAATTGTACTTCCAGAATCTGTTCAAAATTCTTCAGTAACGGTATCAGTGTAAAGTTCCAGAATGCTCTCTGCTGACTGTCAGTATCAGTTCCACTCAATGAACTTTTGGAATCCTGAATATTTGCAATACGGGGTGGAATCCCATACTTGGCAAGTATCGTGTACAAGTTCCATTTTTTCATATCGTAGAGTTTCAGCACATCCGGGCTGAATGTCAGCGGTTGATATTCTGTACCTTTTCCTAATACAGCCACACGGTTTTTCATACCGTGTCCATATTTTTTATCCCAGGTTCGCGCAAGCATTTCTGCTTCGTTTTCAGTAAGTACCTGGTCAGTTTTCAAAAGCCCCTTCGGTACACCTCCTTCTTTTAATAATCCCGTGTTCTGTCTTGCTGCAAGCAAATCCTGTTCAACTTCAAGACCCAGACTAACAAGAGGACTAACGCCTCTGTATTCATTCCAGGGATTCCAGTCCTTAAAATGAATAATTTCATCAGGCAGAATTATTGTTGGCCTTCCACTATGTTCATCAGTGTAGACCCACTTAATAACTTTGCCGTTTTCAACTACATGCTGCATTCTTCGCGGATTAAGAATGAACAATTCTTTCGGAACTCCGCAACTGTAGTCATCTCCAAACCACCAGAAGGCTTCACCGTCTAAACTCCACCATGCACAAGTCTGTTTCCACAAATCAAAACGGCTCAGCTGGCTGTTCGGATAGCGGAAGAGTTTTGAAACCGGATGGTCATTCAAAACTTTCCCGTTTTTACTAACTTCATATTCTGCTCTTGCAACATTTCTTGTCAGAATGTCTATGCAGACCGAAACCCACGCATGCTGTAAGTAAGGGTCAGAGCAGGTCTTTTTTTCCCGGGTAGAAAAATCATCATTTCCGCAAGCTTCAGAAAAACTGCTTAGTTTTTTTGAAGTCTGTTTTTTCCCGAGCGAAAAGAAAGGTTTAAGCATTTGTGCCTCTCAATTTCTATATATAATATGGTCGCGATATGGGTAAATCCGGCAATGTTTCAAAAAATATTTTTTACTTTTTCAAACATTTTTTTCGTTTTTACTATACATATCTACGAATTTAGGCCATTACAATGCCACTTGTTACGGCGCTGAAGATTGCATAACGCATAGCGTCCATATAATGGTCATTTACTTTCACAATCTGATTGTTCTCGTCCCTCATGTAATCCCAGATTTCACCTAAGACACCTGTACATTTTCTGTAGACAAAGAACTGCTTACGCTCCATCTTTGCACAAATATAATCGATTCCAGCATCCACGCTGTTGTTGGCTTTAACTCCTCCGGGCACTTCCTGAATACGTTCACCTCCGGCAGGGTCGCAGTAAGTTACAAAACTTTCCTTGTACCAGCCATTGGCGGTCTGATTCTCAACGCTCGTTCTTGTCGTAATGTTGAATCCACCATAATCGGCGATAACATAAACACATTCACCAATCCACCCGATTTTCACTGCAGCGATGTGCAGGCCAAAATCCTGCCCGCCAGTGATTCTGTCAAATTTTTTAGGAAGTTCATCAAGAATCATTTCTTCGTCGAATCTTTCGTAAACGCTTCCTTCCGGCTTAACCCACAGTCCGTCTCGGAACCTGGCTTTCTGTTTTTCCGGCATATTATCCAGAATGTCAGAAATGTAGTCCTCGTCCAGGTTCGCGGCATTATCCATCGGATTCAGAATTGCACTGGCGTACAATTCAGGCTTGTTCAGTTTTTCATCAGTACGAGGCTCAATCTTTCTGATGAACACTTTGTAAGCCCAATGCATAGGCGAACACGGGTTGCAGTCGTAAAAAAACTTATTCTTGCATCCTTTTACTTTCATAGCCAGACGGCTATAAGCAGTAGTAATAGCAGAATAAGAAATCTGACTCACTTCATTAAAGTAAATCGTTACATATTCGTGACCAAGAATCTTGTCTACCTGTTCCCGGTCTCCAAGTCCTCCAATCCATATTTCAGATTTGTTCCACAAGGTAATCAAACCGTCGTGTACATTGGCTTTGTACCGCTTGGCTCCGATTGTCTTATTGAGCCAGGGTATCAAAGTCTCGTGTAATACAGAGCTTCTGGCATCTTTCGCACGATATCGACAGATAAGATGACGACTGCCCGGGTAGGCAACAGCCCTGTATATCAAAGCCATTACAAGAACAGTAGTTTTTCCCGAACGGCTTCCCCCAAATAAAAGAACGTGCTTTGCAGAACTTTTCAGAAGTTCAAGAGCCTTTTTCTGTACCTCAGTAGGTGTAAAAAGTTCAGCCATCAAACTCCCTTAAAGCTGTCTACAAAGCTGATAGCAAGTTCATTCTGTACAGGTTTTGCTGCTTCTTTATCAGCTCCCGTAATGAATGAATCAAGCTTTGCAGAACGTTCAAGTAAATCCATAGCACCGTCAGCATCCAAATCATCAGGATTCAATGTCTTAATGCGCTTGGCAACAAGTCCATCAAAATCATTCAGCATTTCCATCTGGCGCCGCTTTCTTTCAACACGCTCTGCAATAAGTTCTTTCTCAATTTCTTTTGCTACATACTCATCGTATTTAGCAGCTCTTTCTTTCCAGTTAAAAAGACGAGCATAACGACTCCAAGAGCCGTACTTTTTTGGGTCTACGTCGTTCAGTTCAAGACAAGCCTTGATACTTCTTTTGTAGCCCATGTTCCTGAACAGGCAGAAAGCCTTAAATGCCTTCGGACTCTCTTCTGGTAACCGAGTCTCCCAGCATTTAGGCTCTGCGTGTTCACCAAGATTGCCGGTTGGTAAGTCAGCAACTTGTCCTCCCAAATTATTTCCCCTCCTGTTTCTTTTGAATTATCTTCTCCGATTTATAGCGGGTTATATTTCTCCGCTTGCTTTCTGTCATTTTTACTGGTACACCAAGATTTACTGTAAGTTTTACCCAAAACTCACCAAACTCATCCTTGTTCATAAAATCCAGATACATATCTCTGATTTCGTCTGCTACTTCCTCATTAATCTGGCAATTCATCTTCTTCTTCATCTCCTAAAATGTTATAAACCGGGTCAACAACCTTGCTTCCAACCCAATTGTATAAATCATCCCGGCGGAACAAAATCCGCTTTCCTACAGGTGCATAAGGAATCATCTTCGCCTTAACAAGCATATAAAGTGTCGCTTTGCTGATAGTAAGATAAGCCGCTGCCATATCCATATTCATAATGTTTGAATTAAATCTTGCTGCTGCTGTTTCTTCGCCCATAAAAAAACTCCCGTAACTTTTCGTTTTCGGGAGTTATATTAAAGCCAAACGAGGATAACCTTTGGGAGAAAAAGTCTAACCTTTAGGAAAAAAAGTCCAACCTTTAGGAAATATTTACTAACCTTTGGGAGACATTAAGCCGCAATAATAGAAATACGGCTCTGTTCGAATATCTCACGGATAGCATTAAAGTGCTCATCAGTCATATGGTTTGCATAATGCTGTGTCATAGCTGGCGTTGTATGACCAAGAACAGCCTGAACATTACGCATATCAGTCATATTTGCAAGGTATGTAGCACAGAAGTGACGCAGACTGTAAAAGTCAATGTTTCTTTCTCGTCGTTCCTGTTCGCTTACGCCGATTCTGTGAAGAGCCTCAAAGAAACCATCATCATAATACTGTGGAAGGAAAGGCTTATAGTCATTAGCCTTAGACCAGAATACAAATGAGTTTTCAGAAGCAACCGGACTAGACTTTGCAAGACTAATCAAACGCAGAATAATCTTGTGTGCAACCGGCACCTTACGGATAAGGTTTGTCTTTGTAGATTTCAAGAAGCCTGTTCTGTGCCAGCTGTGGCGGATAGTAATAATATCCTTCTGGGCATCAATATCGCAAAGCTGAAGACCGCTTATCTCACCAGGGCGAAGACCACTGAAAGCAGACAGATTAAATGCCAGGTACATAACCTCAGAATCCCAGTCCAGTTCATAAAGCGCACGGATTTCCTTTTCATCAGGAATACCGCGAGGAACAGAGTCAGATTTACTGAATGCTTCAACGTTTGCCATAGGATTAGATCTGATGAGTCCCTTATTCTTAAGCCACTTAAGAGCCGTTGCTCCACAAGTTCTGGCGTGGTTAATAGTCGCACCTTTAAGATGACGGAACTCAGCAAGTTCCTGAAGAAAATCTTCAAGGTACTGTTCAGTCAATTGTCCAACAGTGAACTCATCACCAAAGTATGGCAGCCAGTAACGGTTCACCATGTTTGCCATTTCCTTACAGTGATAGTCACCAATCGACTTTTTATGAGCCCGCTTATTCTGAATATACTCCGACTTTGAAGGTGTCCAGAAATTACGAAGGAACTCACAAAGATTCATAGTGCATTCAGGATTCAGTGGCTCATAAACTTTTTGAGCCATTTCCTCCGGAATCATACCAGATGTAACAAGTTTGTTTTTCTTGTGAACAATGAATTTCTTCTTAGGCGTTTCAGCACTTTCTGCAACAGGTGCCACTACAGGAGTAGGTGAAACCCCCGGCGCAACAGTCTGTGCCGGAACAATGACAGGAGTTGAAACAATTACAGGATTTTGAGGGAGACTTGTAGTAATACCAAATTTCTGGGAAATGAGCGAAGTTAAAAGAGTTGCTTCTTCAAGCGTAAGACGGTTTACAATGTTTGAAAGATTTAAGCCGGAATTAGACTTGTTGGAATCGGGAGATTTACGACTGTTAATATAACCTTCAGGAGTTCCGTTCTTGTACCATTCTGCAGCAATAAGAAGAGCTTCGGTTTTGTCCTTAGAGTGCGTACTTTTCGAACAGGAAAAAGTGCCGTTTTCCTGACTGTAAAAAACTGCGCGGTAATAACCTTGCGGATTCTTTGTAAGATAAAATGGTTTCAT